CGCGCAGCGTGACGGAAGGGGCGCCTTGAACTCATACAACTCTCTACCTATTTGAAAGGAGCATTATGCTTGTCACACAGACAGAACTTGATGCAGTCAACTACATCCTCTCCGCGATTGGCAGTTCCCCCGTAACCACCCTCGAAGGCGACATGGACATCGACGTCGTCAACGCCCGCCGCCTCATCGAGAAAGTCAGCCGCGACATCCAGCGAAAGGGGTGGGACTTCAACACAGCCACCCGTATTCTCAGCCCCGAGCAGGGCACAAAGCACATCCCGTGGGCACGCAGCATCATCTCCCTCCATGCAGCGGACGGCAGCACCCTTGTCAAGCGCGGCGAGCGTCTCTATGACATGACACGCGGCAGCGACGAATTTGACAGCCCCGTCACCGTCACCCTCATCGAGGGCGTGGACTACGACGACCTCCCCGATGCCTTCAAGACCTACGTCACAGCCAAGGCAGCCGTCGACTTCCATGCGCGCTACTTCGGCGACGCCGCCATCTCAGAGGATTTGCAGATGGACTTGAACTTAGCTTATCAGGACATCGTCCAGTACGACATGGAAATGCAGTCACTGAATATGCTCCAAGTCGCCGCCGTCCCGCCCGTATTGGAGAGGAGCTAAGTATGCTCATATCCCAGAACATCAAAAACCTCGTCTCAGGAATCTCCCAGCAAGCCCCCATCCTCAGACTTCCCGAGCAGCTTGAAGTGCAGGAAAACGGCCTGTCCACAGAGGCGTCGGGACTCGTGCGCCGCCCGCCCACCGTATTCGTTCGCTCCCTTATGCAAGCACTCCCTGAGAGCGACGACCCCCTTTTGCACTTCGTTGATCGGGATGAGAGGACAAAATACTTCATCTACTTCTATCGCGATGAAATCAGCATTGTAGACACAGACGGCACATCCTATCCCGTCTCCTACCGCGAAGACAAAAGCTATTTGAAGACCAACACCCCGCAGGACACACTGCGCGTCCTCACCGTCGCCGATCACACCTTCATTGTCAATCGCAGCATCCCCGTGCGAATGCGCCCCGACAAGACCCCCGACGTATGGCAGACACAGGGCGCACTCGTCAATATCAAACAGGGACAGTATGGGCGCACCTATACGATCTCGGTCAATGGCAGCGAAGTCGCACGCCATGAGACACCCGACGGCAGCGACAAAAGTCACACCAAGCAGATCGACACCGACTACATCAAAGATCAGCTCGCCGCACAGGTGCGCGCCAAAGGCTACACCGTTGATACGGGGAGCGCATGGCTGCGCATACGCGGCGTAGGGAGCGTTGCAACGAGTGACGGCTTCAACAATCAGGCAATGGTAGGATTCGTACAGAAAGCGCAGAAATTCAGCCTCCTGCCCGCACAGGCGCCCGACGGCTACACCCTTGCCATCGCGGGAGACCCCAACAGCAGCGGGGCAGGGAGCTACTACGTCTCCTACAGCGCGGCAGACAAAATATGGAAAGAATGCGCCAAGCCCGACATCCTCTTAGGTTTCGACCCCTCCACCATGCCCCATGAACTCGTGCGGCAGGGAGACGGCAGCTTTGTCTTTCAGCGCTGCGCGTGGGACGACAGGAAGATTGGGGACGACGACAGCAACCCCTTGCCATCCTTCGTTGGTCAGCCCATCAGCGACATCGCCTTCCACCGCAACCGCCTCGTCCTCCTGTCGGGCGAGAACGTCATCTGCTCCGAGAGCGCAGAGTACTTCAACTTTTGGATGACCACATCCAATGACATCCTCGACACAGACCCAATAGATGTGTCTACCACAACAGAGCGCGTCAACATCCTCAGCTACGCCATACCCTTTGGTGGGGAACTGTATTGCTTCTCCGACAAAAGCCAGTTCGTCCTGCGCGCCGACACCGTCCTCAGTCCGAAGAACACAGCGCTTGTAGAGGTTACAGGCTTCACGAGCAATACCAGCTGCCGTCCCGTCAGGGCAGGACGCAACCTCTACTTCGCCGCCGACCGCAGCGAATACACCAGCATCAAAGAGTATTACAGCGTCCAGCAGGTCAGCGAAGAGAAGAACGCACAGGACATCACCAGCCACGTCCCCGACTACATCCCGAACGGCGTCTACCAGATTGCCGCCAGCAACAACGAGAACATCCTGCTCATTCTCACAAAGGGAGACCGGAGAGCCATCTACATCTACAAATACCTCTTTATGAACGAGCAGCGTGTTCAAGCATCGTGGAGTCGATGGACATTCGGAGGGCGTGTCTTCGGTGCATTCTTTGTAGGCAGCACACTATTTGTCTTCCTCAACCGAGGCGGGCGGCACTGCCTTGAACGGATGAACTTCACCACCTACAAGACCTCAGACCTTGCGGGAGAGCCTTACCGCGTCTACCTCGACAGCAAGAAAATCGCCGTGACCGCTTCCTACAACGAAGTCACCAAAAGCACCAGCTTCAACCTTGTGCACGAATACGGACTGTCCTCATTGAAAGACCTTCCAAAAATCGGCGTCGTCTTTCCGAGCGGCAAATATCAGGAAGCACAGATCGAGAACGGACGCGCCACCATCAGCGGCGAACACACAGCAGCGGGCATCGTCATCGGCTTCCCGTATGAGACACACATACGCCTCAGCCCCGTACATCTCCACAGCGAGCGGAGCGAACGCATAGAGACCAACCTTACGGGACGCTTGCAGCTCCGTTACATCCGTCTCAACTACGCGGACACAGGCGGCTTCACCGTCACCGTCACCTACCGCAGCGGACGCAGATGTCGCTACATCATGACCGCACGCATCATCACCGATCGGAATGACATCCTCGGAAGAGTACCTTGTGACACGGGTGTCTTCAAAATACCCGTACAGAGTCTCAACACCGACGCAACAATAGACATACGCAGCGACTTACCGCTCCCACTCTCCCTCATCGGCTTTTTGTGGGAAGGCAGCTACGTCGCCCGCTCGAAAGGAGTGTAGAACATGGGCATGGCATTTACCCTTGCAAGCACCATCTTTGGTGTCTACGCCCAGAACAAAGCCCTCGAGGCGCAGGGCAGAGCAAACGAAGCCACAGCGCGCAGCATGGTGCAGAGCATGAACTACAGCTTGCAGAACCTCGAGCAGGAACGGCGGGATGTCTTTGAGGCTACCGTGCAGGAGCTTGAGCGCACACAGCACCAAGGACGCCGCCTCACAGCCTCCGTCGGTGCTGCCGTCGCCGAGGGCTTACAGGGCGGGGGACGCACAGCCGACCTCCTCCTGCGCAGCAGCCACGCAGACACAGCCCGCGCCATGGCGAGCGTCAAAGACAACTACGCCAAGAAGTCGAACGAAATTGACCTCAACAAAGAAGCAGCACTTCTGAACACACGGGCGCAGATACGCTCCATCAGGGAGGTACAGAAACCCTCCTTCCTCGGCACAGCCATCCAGCTCGGCACCGCATATCTCGGTGCACGGCAGGAAGACGAACGCATCAAACTCATGCGTCTCAACGCGGGCGTAGAGAGCGGCAAACTGAGTACAGGCAGGAGCGGAGGCGTTCACTTCGCGTGGGATGCGGCAGACAGCATCTACAAAGCATCCTATCAACCCTTCCGGTTCAGCAGCCTTCTCGGCAGCATCGACCAGAGGCAGAAGAAATTCACCTTCGACGTACCCAACCCATTCAGCCAAGACAAACAGACCATCAACTACTTCTAAAGGAGGACAGCCGTGCCAACACCCATTTCAGGCGCACTCGGCACCCAGCGCCAATTCACACCCCAGCCCGACGCGGGCTACGTCGGACGCTATGCAGGACTCTCGCCCGTCAATATCAGCGCCGCGACCAATCGCCACGAACAGCTTGCGGAGAACCTCGCCCGGCTCACAGGAGCACTCTCGAGCTACCGTGTGTCCCACGAAAGCTACCTTGACGACAGCGGAAACATCGAGGCGCAGCGCATGATACAGGGCGAGAGCGAGGAGAGCATACGGAAGCTGGGCGCCATCGACGCAGCACAGCAGGAAGGCTTCGCCGACGCCCTCAGCAACCCCTACTTCCGTGCTCATGCCGAAAGATTACGCGGCGGCTTTTTGAGTGCCATCATGAAGAACGCGTATGACGAAAAATACGCCATGACCCCCGCCCGCACAGCACAGGAAGAAGCGAATCGCTACAACCAATTTGCACGGGACTGGCAGAAAGCAAACCTAGGAGGGGACAGCGCCCCCGTCAACCGCACCGCCTTTGCCGCAGGATTCAACGAAAACCAGCTCACGAACATGGGAAGCCTCATGGCGGCATGGGAAAAGAAGAACTACGAAAATGAAGTCACCACCACCATGGCAAGCGTGCAGTCCCAGTTACAGGACGTTATCAAGAACGCCCCTGAGATGCTTGAGACCAACGGACTTGTCACCGAACGCGTACAGGAAATCATCAACAACGTGCGCCTCATGGGACTCCCTGCGCAGTACAGACAGAAACTTATGCAGGACTTTGCCGAGGAGTTTATCAAAGAAGGCTACATCGACGGCACGCGCCTCGCACAGATGATGGAGCGCATCACCGTTCAGACAGGCTTTGACGGCACAGAGACAACAGCCGCAGAGCTTCTCCCCATGTCAACGCTCAAGCAGATGGCAGAAGAGTATCACGCCCAGTTCCACACACAGGAAAAATACGACTGGGTGCAGGGACACATCGAGAACCAGAGTCTCAGCGAAGCAATGGCAGAAGTCGCGGAGTGGGAACACAGCGACCCCGTCCGTGCCCGTGACTACAACCGCCTCATCCCCGAAATCAAAAGCGGTATCGAGCAGAAGAAGCGGGAAGCCGAGCGTGCCATGCGGGAACGTATGGCGGCAGCAGGACGCACAAAAAGCAGCAGTGGGGGAGGGGGATGGAGCAAGATCACAGACCCACAGGCGGCCGGTGACCTCCTCAGCGCATGGCTCGGCGGCGCCGACATGGTAGGTGGAATGCCAATCAGCGGCTACACCATAGACAAAGAAGTCCTCTACAGCGTCGCCACCCCGCTTTTACAGCGCTTCATCACCGACGGAGACTGGACACAGACCTACCGCCTTATGGACTTGCCGCAGATGAGTGCCCTTCGGAGCAGCGTCAGTGCCTCCATGGCGAACGTACTTGCCTCCATCATGCCCAGTGACGACGGCGGCGTCAATATTGGGGACAACCCCTACCTGCGCTCCCTTGTGGATGGATGCATCACCAACACCAATGCCATTGCGAGCAGCTTTGGTGGTGACCTTGCACGCGAAGCCTCCCTCCTCAAGACCCTCAGTGAGGCATATGGCGGCGGGGACACAGGCTACGAGGAGGCACTGCGCCTCTATGCCCTCAGCAACCAGACCAAACGGGCAAATCCCGACGTACACAGTGCCAACGCCAAAGCGGGGGAAGAGAACATGTGGGGCTACACCATCGACGACGTACCTACCATGTACGACGACGATCATACCGACTGGGCAGACTTCGGCATGTCCTGCAACAGTTTCATTTCCTCCGACATCAGCAAACTATGGACAAGCCTCCTCGATGCGGGGATTGACCCATGGCAAGCGCAGCTGAATGTCAACCGCTGCGTCAGAGACAACTACGAAACCTATCATTGGGGTGTCTTCCCCAAAAGCGTCCGCTGGAACATCGGTACCGACAACGATGCCCACTGGTTCAGAAAGGCACTTGACAGCTTCATCTTCTCCACCTGCGAAGGTGGGGACACCAGCGACTACGAAGGTACAACCATCGGCTATAACCCGACCACACGCATCTTCACCTTCACCAGCAACAGCCTCGGAAAGACACGGCAAGTCACCATCTCGCAGCTGCATGACAAGGCACGCAGCCTTTACGAGGCAGAAGATGACAAGAGCGCGGACACAGCTCCACCTTCCTCCTCCTACAGCCCCGACGACATCAATGCACAGCGTGCACTGCCGCAGTGGAACAACGCCGACAGCTACGACGACCGCAGCATCCTTGACGACTACTACAGCGAATAATCCCGTCCCTCAGCCTCCCCTGCCGGAGTGCAGCGCATATGTTAGACCAAAACCATGGTCTTATAGCCTCCCCTGCCACAGCGGGGCGCATGAGGCAACCCCAAAACCCACGGTCACTCAGCCTCCCCTGCCGCAGCGGGGGAGGGGGACCGCTTGCGGTGGAAGGGGCGCTATGATGAGCAACACATCTCTACCTACAGAAAGGAATACAATGGCAAACGAACAGAACGCCCTGCGCGTCTGGAACTACCTCACGCGCGAGATTGGACTCGACGATGTGCGTGCCGCCGCCATCATGGGCAACTTCTCACAGGAGAGCGGCTTCGACACAGGCGCCATCTCTTCCGATGGTGAAGGCAGCCTCGGCATAGGGCAGTGGACATACGGCAGACGCAGTGCCCTCGAATCCATTGGCGGCGACCCCACCTCCCTTGACACACAGCTTCTGCACTTCCGCAACGAAATCAGCGAGGGAGGGGCACGTCGCTACGCATGGGAGAATTTGCTGAGTAACGATGGCGACCTCGCCTCCCTCACAAACGGCTGGTGCGACGACTTTGAAGCACCCTTAGAGGAATATGCCGACCGCCCCAACCGCATCGCAGAAGCGGAGCGGTACCTTTCAATGTACGGCGGGGGAAACTACACAGGCTCCGTCATGGGCATGCTTGCCCCCCTCCACGCGCAAGCGTCCAACTACGCCATGTATGGTGACCTGAACCCCGCCACAACCGACTACAGCGGAGAAGAAGATCACATCGAGGAAATCGGCACCATGCGTGCCTACGCCGAGAACTTCTGGGACTCCCTCACCACAGGCGGCGTTGCACGCTTTCTCGAATACGTCTGGGGCGGCATCGCACACAGCGGCAAAATGTGGTACGAGAAGAAAGACCCCGTCACGCAGGAGGACATCGACTATGTCTCTCAGGCACTCCCCAATGACAAAGACACCCAACAGTTCATCCTCCTCAACGGACGCGACAGTCAGGAAATCCGTTGGCTCGTCAACCAGAAACTCGTCGAGAAGAACAGACAGGCACGCATCGCCAAGTGGAAAGAAGAGAACGACTCCATCCTCGCCCGATTTGCCGTCGGCGTCGGAGGCGCGGCGGGCTATCTCTTTGACCCGTTGAACCTCGTCCCGCTGGGCAGTGCCGTCAAGAGCAGCTACCTCATGGGACGCCTTGGAAGTGCCCTCATGAACCCCATGAAGGCGAAGGAAATTGCCGTCACCACAGTGAAGACAGGACTTGCCATCGCAGAACGCAACGCCCCGCTTGTAGGCAGCGTCCTCACCAACGACTACATAAAAGAACGCATGGGGGCAGGGAAGCAGAACTACATCATGGATGCCGCCGTCGCCATGCTTGCGGGCACCGTCCTCTCCGTCGCGGGCTATGGCATCGGCAGAGCATTCTCGCGCTACAGCACCCGCCCCACCCTCAGTGACGAGGCAGCAGCTGCGGCAGACCGTGCAGAGACCAACGCCTACCTCCACGCCGCTGATGCAGACAGGATTCGCAGCGAGACCATTGGAGAGATGCGGAAACTGCACGACACCTCCTTTGGGCAGACACTCAAATCCGACCTCTACAACGGCTTTGAGAAGAACGGGCGCATCATCGCCACCACCTACGAGAAAGCACGCACATCCCTTGCCCGCGCAGGTATTGACCTGCCGAAGGACGCCAAGGCATTCTACGTCCCCAACGAAGACTACGCCGTCCTCCTCACAGACAACATCAAAGGCAAGGCACAGGTTGAATCCCTCCTTGCCCATGAGTTTGCCGTTCATGCAGGACTCTTCCAGAGCATTGGAAAGAAAGAGTATGTCTCCCTCATGAATCAGGTCAAACAGGCCATGAACAAAAAGGGCACCGTCTTCAACGCCCTGCGCCGTAAATACGACACCCAAGACCCCGAGGAAGTCTTTGCGCACGCCATCGAAGACGGCGTATTGCCGCAGGGCATCGCATCCAAGCTCAAGGGCATCTTCAATCAGGCGTTCCGTCAGCGCGGCTACGGCGCCAAATTCTCGCAGGAAGACATTGCAGACATCCTGAGGAAACAGGCAGACATGCAGCGGCGTGGGGAGGACGGCTTCTACTACAACCCAGACGGCTCCACCGCCTTTGCGGGCGTACGCTACTCGCGTGACAACCTGCTGAACCCGCAGCTCTGGGAAGACCTCTATCAGCTCGACCCCAGTATCACGAAAGACACACAGGGAGACCTTCCCGCCTTCCTGCGCTGGATTGGGCGCAAATCAGAGAGCGGCAATGTGGGAGGCACCCCCTTCGGCGTCATGGCAAACTCCATGAGCAACACCGCACGCCACTATGCCCCGACGCTCTTTGCCGACGCACGCGGCAGAGGCATGGGCAGCGTCCGCACCATCAGCGGCGAAGAGCAGAAAGAGTGGATCGTCAAACGTCTGAACCTTCACTTCGGAGACTTTCTCGACGCACGTAGCGCATGGATAGGAAGAAACAAGAAGCTCCCCTTCCGCAGTGCACAGCTCGCCTTCAATCATATGGTCTCCATGCACTACAACGCCAAATACGCAGGGCATAAAGGTGTTGTCATAGCAGATGTCCCTCCCGAAGTGGAGAAGGCAGCAGATGCACTGCACAGACTGCGCAACGAGCAGATCGAGATCGGACAGCACTCGGCAGAGTATTTCGGAGCGCGGACAGGAAGCCTCATCGACGCGGACTGGTACGCCGTCGACCACGAACTCTGGCGCATGGTCGATACCGACGCACGCAGCAAACTCCTCGCCCGCTACAACAGCATCGACGACGCCTACACCGACCTTGCGGAGTACTACCGTGCCTTTGCCGATAAGGATGTCATCCGCGAAAAACTCCTGCGCGAAATACGCATAAAGAACGCCAAGATCAAACGGGCGAACGAGGAGCGGAAAAAGCGCGGACTCGACCCGCTGGACGAAAAACAAGAATTCGTCACAGCAGAGGAAGTAGACGCATGGCTCGAATCCCACATCCCCGGCGCCGTAGATCATGCCCTGCGCCTCAACCTCGACCCCGTAGACGGCATGAACCTCAAGGAGCTCGGCAACCTCAGCTTCCTGCAGGCACGCATCCCCATGGACACCACGGGCGTCATGAAGTTCAACGCGGGAACGCCGAACGAATTTGACTTCTCCTTCGACACACATCTTCGGAGCTTCGACCTTGACACCACCGTCCAGAAGAACACCCAACGCTTCGCAGGAGAGATTGCAGCAAAGAACGTCTTTGGCACAGAGCAGGGCATGCAGAAAGCACTTTCCTCCATCAAGAACGAACTGGAAATGAGCATCGCCCACGGTGACGCCAACACAGGCGTCATGAAGGACTATGCACGCATCGAAGAAGCCATCCGCGAACTGCGCGGCGTGCGTCCGCGCGAGGACAGTATGAGTCAGATGGGCGCCGTCGCCCGCATCCTGCTGAACACCTCCTACGCCAAGAACGGCGCCAACATGGGCTTTTCCCAGCTCGGGGAGATCGGAGGAGCCATTGCCTACGGCGGCACAGGACGCATCTTCGGCGCAGTCCCCATGCTGCGTGACCTCATGTTGAACATCAGAGAGGGTAAAGTCAGCGCCGATGCCTTTCGGGAAGCCGAGCGCTACATGTTTGGACGCGCCATGGAGGCAGAGGTATGGAGCACGAACGCCCGCGACCAAGTCGTGCGCGACGCCCTTACCCAAGAAGGGAGTGTCATCAATAAGGGCATCTTTGCCGTCTCTGACTTTGTCAAAGGACTCGGCAGAGTCACCGGCACCCTCAACCTCCTCCCCAAAATGACCGAATCCATGTACCGCGACATGCGGACAAACTACCTCGTCGATGCCGTCGACTGGGCAACAGGGAAAGAGTTCAGCAAACTCCGCAACCCATTCTCAGCGGCAAAGCTCAAAGCCTCGAACGTCACAGAGGAAATGGCAGAGCGCATCAAGACCAACCTGCGCGAGGCAGTGAAACAGGACGGGGAGGGGAGAATTATCTCCATCGACATGAAGGGATGGATGCAGAAAGACCCTGAGAGCTACTTCAAATTCTACGGCATGGGCGAGACACACGCCCAGCGTGCCATTGTCTCAGGAATGCGGCAGGGCAACAAAAACTTCCTCAAAAACGCCAACTGGTTCACGCGCATGCTCTTTCAGTTCAAAGACTACAATTTGAGGGCAATCAACGCCCAGACCATGCGTGCCCTTACCGCGCGGGAACTCGACGACGCCATCGCCTTCGGTATGTCCATCGCCACCAACACCGCAGCCTACGCCCTGCGCGTCGGGGCAAAGGCGGCAGGAATGTACGCCCTCGGCAACATCACAGGCGCGAACGACTACCTAAAGCGTATGTTTGATGATGGACAGCTCCTGCGCGTTGCAGCACTGCGCTCTGCATTCACCTCGCCCCTTTCCTTCGGCAACGATGCTTACGAGGCGTGGACAGGAGCACCCACGATTCGCACCACAGTCGACCGACAGCACGGGCGCAGGAAGGACGCGGACACCCTCGACAACATTGCAGATGCCGTCAAACAGCTCCCCGCCATCCAGACAGGCGCGTCTCTCAAAGCCGTAGCAGCACTCCCTGACATCATCGCAGGGGACGCCACACAGAAAGACCTGAGAGACTTCTACAAAGCACTCCCCATCCCCAACTTCATCCCCTTCATGACCTACATCGACCACGTCATCGGAGGGAGCGGACTTCCCAAGAAATAAGGAGGAACAATGGAACACAAAGTCAGCGTCAAATACGCAGGAGGGCAGAGGGAATACACCATTCCCTTTGAATACCTCTCCAAGAAATTCGTCCACGTCACCGTAGACGACCTTGAACTCACCTACAACGTCGACTACCGCGTTGAAGGCACATACGTCAAGCTCCTGCGCAGCAGTACCCCCGCGCAGACCATCGAGATTTACCGCAAGACCGCCACCAGCCGCCTCATCGACTTCAACGACGGCTCTGTCATGCGCGGCGATGACCTCACCACCTTTCAGATGCAGATACTCCACGTCGTAGAGGAACAGGGACTCTACGGCACAGCAGGAGGTGGCGGGAGTGGTGAAGGAGGCAGCTCCTACGCCTCCCTCTGGTTTGCAAGCGTAAAGGAAATGCAAGCCTACCCCCTGCTCGCTATTGGCAACATCGTCCACACCCGCGACTACGCAGGAGACGGCAAGGGCGGCGGCGCACAGTACCGCATCGTCAAAGACAACAAAGACAAATACGGCAATGCAATCCCGTGGGCACTGCCGCTCGCCAACGGACTCTTCGCCATGCTCGACGAGCACCGTGAAGTCAACTACCGTATGTTTGGCGCAGTACTTGACGGCGTAAATGACGACGCAGAAGCCATGCGGAACTGTCACCGCTACGCCGACAGCCACTTTGTCTACGACGACAAGGGACTCACCAAAATCTACACCTGCAACGTCGCCCAGCACGACGGCATCATCTACAAGAAAGGTAAAGATGCCATCGTATGCAGCAGCAACGTAGACCTCTCCGGTGCCACACTTCTGGTGGATGACAGCAACGCCACATGGTATGGCATCTACGTCTGGGGAGACAACAACTCCCTCAACTACGAGGCAGAACTTTCCGATGAAGTCAAAAGCGACCTCAAAGCAGACGCCTTCTTCCTGCCTCATGCGGGAACAGACCTCCTCCATCAGAACACCGTCGTCAAACTCGAAGAAGACCCCTACTGTGCACGCGACGACGCGGGCTACCTCTACACCGTCGCGCGGCGGGAACTCCTCGTACACGACATGGACGGCATCTGCGTCAGCCCCCTCACCGACGATTGGAGGCACGCGGGCGGCGAGGAGATCAACTGCCAGATTTCCGACCTCGGCAGCGGCACCGTGAAGAACGCACAGAGCTTCACCCACTTCAAGGCATCCTTCACCTACCTGCCCGCAGTACGCGGCACATTCGTCGGCTGCGACGTACGCCTTGATGTCTCGGCGAATAAATACTGCTCCGTCATGTGGTGCAAGCGGCACAACGCCACCGTGCGTGACTTCACCTTCCGACCACGGCAGGGAGAACTCCACAACCGTAAATTCAAGAACGCCATGATCTACCTCTGGGACAGCTACAACGTTCACGTCAAGAACCTCCAAGGCTTTAATGCCAGCGGCAAGAAAAACGGCAGTACAAACGGCACATCGGGCTACATGCTCCGCATCACAAACTGCGCCGATGTCCACGTAGAGGACTGTCAGATGCAGGGATATTGGGGCGCAACAGCAATGGACAGCGTCAAGAACATCCACTTTCGGCACTGCCACATGAACCGCCTCGACATTCACGACTACTTCAGCAACCTCTACGCAGAGCAGTGCGTCTTCTACAACCACGCCATTCAGATCGGCTACGGCAGAGGCGTCGCCTCCTTCACCAACTGCATCTTCCACTACAACGACATCCCGAATGACTCCTATGGCAGTGCGCACATGGTCGAATTCAACCTCACCTACGGGCGTATCTTCGAGGGACTTGTCAACGTGGACGGATGCCGCGTCATCGTGCACAACCCGCCCGACAACGAGTTCAACATCTTCAAGATGGAATTCTCCCCCGATGCCACCGCCATCACCAAACACTTCCAGTTCCCCGAAATCACCTGCCGCAACTGCCTCATCGAATCGAGCAGCCCAAGCACCCACTTCGCGGGCTTCAAGATCACAGGAACGCGCCGTGCCACCACCAGCACACAGCGCCCCACCCACGTCTACGGCAGATGCAACGACGGCAGTGTCACATGGAAGTACATCGGACGTGGCGTACAGTGGGGCGGGGAGCGCACCGCCATCAACAAAAACGAAGTCGTGCGCATCCATGACAGCTTCCTCGACACCGAGAAAAAGACCCAGTTCTACAACACCCGCTACTACATCTGCACCAAAGCGGGAACACTCTCCTTCGCCACCGCCCCCACCCGCACCGACACCACAGAATTTACGTGCGGCACAGCCACCCTGCGCTACGCCCCTGACATCCTCTGGAAATCCAAATACACATACAGCACAGGCGACATTTGCGCCGTCAGCCAGTCCAACTGGTACGAACTGTATATGTATGAATGCGTCCACGGCGGCACAAGCAACGGCTTCTTTCCCACACACACAAACGGCACCGAACTGGACGGGCGCAACGACGCCGTCAACGAACCAGACGGATGCTGGTGGACATACATTGGCAAGACAAAAGACTGGTGCGGCACATGGACAGCTGGCATGAGTGTTTCGGCGGGGCAGAAGTTCATCGCTGAGGGGAGAATGTATGATGTTGTGGAGGAAGGTACATTGCCATCCCATCCCCCCTACAACACAGCATGGTTCGGCACCCATAAATGGGGCACAGCCACCCTACGCTTCATCGGGCAGGTCTGGACACCGCACGCATGGTACGCCAAAGATTCCTATTGCGAAGCACGCGGCAACATTTACCAGCTCGCCAAGCACGATGGTATCACCAGTGGCATCACCCCCACACGCGGTAATCCCTACTGCGTCGACGGCGACATCATCTGGGAGTATGTATCTGGGAATGGGGGAGCTGACACATGGCGTGCGCAGACCCCATATAGCATCGGCGATACTGTTGTCTCACATGGGAATACCTATCGCTGCGCCTTTGACGGCGTTCTCGTCATGCCACAGAAAACCATCTTCGAGAACATCATCACCAACATGAAGGGGCATGTATTCTGGTTCTACCGAGGGACAAACATCCCGACACGGCAGGGAACGCAGCCATGGGAGTTGATCGTTCGGAACTGTAGTGGTCTTAGCACAGCCCCCGAGGGGATGAATGACTACTTCGGTAGGAGCAGTAACCCAAAGCCTATGGTCGTCACATCCACAGCAGGAGGGACAGCACCATCGGACAGCTATACTAAGAGCGAAGTCAATCATCTTCTGGATGGCAAAGCTCCACTTGCATCCCCTGCGCTCACGGGGAAACCGACCACACCCACAGCGGCAAAAGGGACGAATGACACGCAGATTGCAAACACCGCCTTTGTTGCACAGGCAGTCGCCACACTCGTGAATTCCGCACCTGAGACGCTCGACACCTTGCAGGAACTCGCTAAGGCACTCAACAACGACCCGAACTTTGCGACGACGATGTTAAATCTGCTTGCAGGGAAGGTCAATAAGATGGGTGATACGATAAACGGCAGAATTGTATTTGCCCATCACACCAATAACCCGGGCACCATTCGCTCTATATTTCCCGCCCACTATTACCATAACTATTGGGGTGAAGATAATAGGGTTGTATATATTCATGCATATCCTTTTCTCGAACCGCCGCAGAATGATACGGGTTTCGCCTTTCGCGTAGCCACAGGAAACAAGAGTTACCACGAATATATCTTTAATAAAAACGGATTCTTGTTGAATGGAAAAGACCTGTGGGCATCTAGCATCTATGCCAGTGGAAAAATACACTGTGATGCTGGTTTTGAAGGAAATCTCCGAGGTACGGCGGACAACGCAACTCAGCTCGGCGGCATGAAGCTCGACCAACTCCTCGCCGAAGTAGACCGCCGCATTGCCGCAAAGCACCCGTAACGTATTTTAGAAAGCAGGTACAATGAACAACCTTTACGAAACCATCACTACCCTCTGGACGCCCGTCGAACTGAAACTCGGCGCAGCAGCGGGCATCCTCTGGGGCATCCTCAGCTTCGCCATGGGGGGACTCGACGCCCCCCTCATCGCCCTCGCCTACCTCATGGCGCTCGACATCCTCACAGGACTTGCCGCCGCCTTCCACACGGGAGTACTCGGCTCCAAACTTGGCGCACGGGGACTCTTCAAGAAAGCGGGCATCCTCCTTTGTGTCATCGTCGGCAACATGATCGACACAGCGTGCGGCATGGACACCTTCCGCAGCATGCTCATCGCCGCATTCTCCATCATCGAAGCACTCAGCATCACAGAGAACCTCGACCGCATGGGCTATGGGCACATCATCCCGAGCTTCCTGCGCAAGAGTCTCAAACAGCTCGCCAAAGAAAAGAACATCAGAAAGAAGGACAGACAATAATGAAAAAAGGAATCGACGTATCAGAGAACAACGGCGCAGTGGATTGGGGCGCCGTCAAAGAGGCGGGATATGACTTCGCCATCGTCAGGAGCTCCTACGGACGCTTCGGCATCGACGAAGACTTCCGGCAGAACGTAGAGGGCGCACACGCGGCAGGACTCATCTGCGGCGCATACCACTACGGCTACGGACTCAGCGTCTCGGAGGCAATCGAAGAAGCCGCGCATTGCCGCAACGTCATCGACACCGCAGGAGTCCTCCTCGAACTTCCCGTCTTCTACGACATGGAGGACGCAGACCACTACAAAGCGCGGCACGGCTTCGCCTTCGACCCCGACGAAATGACCGAGATGTGCCGTGCCTTCCGTGAGAACCTCGGACTCGACAGCGGCGTTTACGCAAGCTACCACTGGCTCGAAAACTACATTGATTGGCGCAGCCTCGGATGTGCCGTCTGGAACGCCCAGTGGGGTAGCGAAGATGACCTCAAAGGCTATATGTGGCAGTACACCGACAGCGCACAGATTGGAGGAAAGAGTTTTGACGCCAACATCCTTTATGCGTAAGGGATGGAACAAGATTAAGAAGGGCATCCACGCGGATGCCTTTTTTATTTTTGCCTTTTCCATCCTGTTTGTTTGTTGTCTTTACGGCTGCGCTCACTTCCTCAGAGAAGACAAACAAGACATACCGCAAAGCACCATCCTCACAAGCGAAGATGCACAGAACCCCAACGTCCTGCAAAACGAACTGAAACTAAATAAGCCCAACGCAGAACTTGCGGCAGAGCAGATTCGTGATGCACAGCACGGCGTAAAACGCCCTCAGACCGTCTATAACGAGGTTTACGAGTCAGGGGATAGTGTTACCCATACCGTACAGAAAAAGCTCGCCAAAAACGACCCTACGCTTCCTCCAGAGGCGCTTGCGAAAACGGACAAGACCGTCGTCGCAGAGCAGCCGGAGAACAAAGACGTACCCGTCGGCATTTACAAAATCAACAACTACCGCAACTGGGAGCTGGGCACAGGCGTCGGCATCCACGACGGCAAAGCCTACATCCCCGTCAGCCTTCAGCGCAACTATAGCAAAGATCGCTCTGTTGTCTTAGAACTGCACTACGACCTGAAAGACAACAAAGTCAATGGCGGGGAAGTACAGTGGAAAGTACATTTCTAAAGGAAGGAGCCAGACAATATGCTCAGAGAGGAAACCCCAGATGGCGTAATCGACAAAGTAGAAATTGCTATACGGCGTCTACGCTTGCATCAACCCGAGGAGGGTTACTATGTTGCATTCAGCGGGGGAAAGGACAGCTGTGTCATCCTTGACCTTTGTAGACGCGCCGCAGTTGACTATGAAGTTCATTACAATATGACAACCGTAGACCCTCCCGAGCTCGTGCAATTTATCCGCAAGGAATACCCCGAAGCATGGAAGGGACGTAACATCCCCGAAATCAACATGCACGACCTCATCATCAAAAAACGTATGCCCCCAACACGTCGCGTCCGCTACTGTTGTCAAGTGCTCAAAGAGCAAGGCGGTAAAGGACGGCTCGTTGTTACAGGAATCAGGCACGCCGAATCCCCAAAGCGAGCCAAACGACAGATGATGGAGACATGCTACCGTCAGCGTACCAAACGCTACATCCACCCCATCATTGATTGGACAGACGAAGACGTATGGGAATATATCAAGACCTTCAACATCCCATACTGTTCCTTGTATGATGAAGGCTTCAAAAGGCTCGGCTGCGTCATGTGCCCTTATCAAGGCTTGAAAGGGATGCGGCGAGACGCCGCACGCTGGCCTCAATTTCGTTCATATTACATCGACGCCTTCCAAAAAATGGTCGACAAACGCCGTGCGGATGGCTACCCGACCGACTGGAAAACAGGAGAAGAAGTCATGTGCTGGTGGATGGGGGAAGACCACCGTCCGAAAGCAGAAGACCCCCAAATCTCACTGTTTGGCTTGCGCATGGATGAAAGCAACGTATGAAAGGAGACAAACAACATGGCAGGAATCAAACTCCCACAGGAACTTATCGACACCCTTGCCCAGCAGGAAGCGAACGCACTCATCGAGGGACTGAATGACCCCGAGATGCGTAAGAACCCCGCCTTCCTTGCCAAGGTGCGGCAGTTCTTCAAGGACAACGACTTCATCACCACCACCGAGACCGAGGGCGTGGAGACCATCGTCCGCGACATGAACAGCATTCCCGATCTCGTAAATGGCACTGAGGTCGTCCATTGAACTGGTCAGACGCTGATATTGCAAAGGCTCAGAAGCACTTCTGGGCTTTTGTCTATATCGTATGGAAATACATCGGACTGCCAGACCCCACACCCATACAGGTAGACATCGCACAGTATTTACAGAACCCTCCGAGCGACCGCATCGTCATCCAAGGATTTCGCGGCGTCGCCAAGAGCTTCCTCACCTGCGCCTACGCCGTATGGCGGCTTTGGTCGAACCGTGACCTCAAAGTCCTCATCATCTCAGCCTCCCGTGACCGCGCTGACGACAACGCCCGCTTTGTCAAAAGCATCATACGGACAATCCCATTCCTTGCGGACATGAAAGCCGACAAAACCCAGCTCGACACCCAGAACATCTTCAACGTCGGTGGGGCACAGGCAGACATCTCCCCGAGCGTCAAGTCCGTCGGTATCACAGGACAGATCACAGGCACACGCGCAGACCTACTTATTTCAGACGACGTAGAAGTACCCAAGAACAGCGGCACACAGCTCCAACGCGACAAACTCTCCGAAGCAGTCAAAGAATATGATGCCATCCTAAAACCGGGGGGACAAATCATCTACCTTGGCACCCCCCAGAATGAAGCGAGCCTTTACAACACCTTGCAGAAACGCGGCTATGAAACGCGTATTTGGACGGTACTCTACCCTGAGAACGAAGCAGAGCTTTTGTCTTACGGCGGCAGCCTTGCCCCCTTCATCACCGAGCGATACTACAGCGACCCAGAGAAGTACGCGGGACAGCCCACTGACCCCAAACGCTTTGACGACATTGAGATCGAAAAGCGACGCCTTTCCTATGGGCGTGCGGGCTTTGCCTTGCAGTTCATGCTCAACACCAACCTCAGCGACTACGAGAAATACCCGCTCAAAGTCTCTGACCTCATCATCGACAGCCTTGACCCCTATGAGACCAGTACCAAATGGGCATGGGCAAACGGCAGCGCACAGCGGCTTGGAGACATCCCATGCGTCGCCATGAATGGAGATATGTACTATGCGCCTCTTTCTCGCAGCCCAGAGACACAGCCTTACACAGGTACCGTCATGGCGATTGACCCTGCGGGACGCGGCAGCGACGAGAGTGCTTATGCAGTCGTGAAAGCCCTCAATGGCTATCTTTTCCTCATGGACGTAGGCGGCTTCACCGAGGGCTACAGCGACCTTGCTCTTACCCAGATGGCGCAGCTGGCAAAGTTCTGGCAGGTCAATGAAGTTATTGTGGAGGCAAACTTTGGTGACGGAATGTTCACCAAAATCATGTCTCCGATCTTCGCTAAGATACATCCCTGCGCCATCACCGAAGTCAAGCACACCAAACAGAAAGAGCTGCGCATCATTGACACATTAGAGCCTATCCTCATGCGGCATAAGCTCATCGTCAACCAGAGCGTCATCGAAAGCGACTATCGGCGGTATGAACAGGGACAGGCATACAGCCTCATCTACCAGATGACCCGTATCTGCCGCGACAAGAACGCCATCGCCCACGACGACCGACTGGATGCCGTAACAATGGCAGCTGCTTATTGGCTTAGTCACATGGACATCGATGGAGAGAAACAGGAAGAGGGGAGTGTCCGTAGCATCGAAGAAATGATGGACGAAGGGATAATGACACAGCAGGATGAACGAGGTGCACAATGCGTCAAGAACATCAGACTTCTGCGCTATCGCTGAGAATCATTCTAGGTGGCACATAAATATACAAAATTGCCAAAAAAAATCCAAGTGGCACACAAGAAGAAAGGAAGGGAGAAAAGTTATATAAGATACTTCAAGCCCGCCTGCGAAGCAGGGTGCTTGAAGCTCTCCTTATCGCCTCCTATAGCCTCCTTGTGTACCTCTCTTATCACAGCCTCTCGCATCGTCAACCCTACCATCGAATGAAGCAGCTTGACGGATGTGAGAGGCAGCGATAAGAAAACCATAAGCCATGCACCACTACAATCAACCAAGAAAGGAAAGCTACAATGTTCAACAAAGAACTGGATAACTTCTTCTCGACAAAAGAAGGAACATGGGATAAAATGATAGCATTCAGCCCAAAGGACATTGCTACCATGCTGAACCTCCCACTCTCTACCATCGCCCAATACCTGAGAGAAGGTAAAATCAAAACCTACAAGATCGGTCGTCATTACCGTGTTATGCGTAAAGACCTCTACCGTTTCATTGAGAACAATGAGTGCATCAATGTGATATAAACACCAATAAGCACCAGATAACCATGAAACCCTTGAAATTAAACACATCAAGAAAACCTCGATGAAGTACTTTATAGAATAATTCATAACTCAAACTTCGCAGATAAATAA